TATGATTATTTTCTTCTAAATGAAGGTACTGGTGGTGAAGCAAGACTCTGTTGCTTTTTATATTGCTCACTATTTTTATTTTCATCATCTATTGCTTTATTTATACTTCGTATATAAAAACGTCTAAGATGAATTGGCATATTATAGACTTCGTTCCAAGTAAAACCACCTTTTCCATAATAACATAAAGAAAATACTTCTTCGTGAAGTCCTAGCTTATAATCAATTGCCAGGCCAAAAAAACGATACCCCCATGGGTATCTCCATCTCCTTTACCTCACCTGTAACATCTGAGATAAACGTAAACGTTAAATCTAAGTCAGGTGAAATCGCTTTAACATATTGTCTTAAAGCACGAGAATCTGCTGCAAATAATTCATTATCAACGAAATTATTAACAGCTGCTCTACCATGCTCACCATCTACTGCAATAATAAAATGTTTGAGTCTTGTTGTAAGCTCCCTATCAATACCAGATCTTACAATTGTTTTGTTCATAGTCTTTAATTCGGATTGAACTTCTTTCTCGATACCATGTGTCATTAGGCGGAACGTTACTACTCGTTTAGAAATTGGTAATTCATAATCAAACTCATTAACATGGTTCTCAAATAAGCTGTAATCGACCTCCTTGTGCTCGATTTGAGTTAAATCTACTGTTAATGATTGTTTTGTTCCTGATGAAAAGGGGTCTTCCACTTCTACTTGATAATCTTTACCATAGCCCAACACCCTGGCTGCAATCATGATTGCGTTCTTATCACCAACATATAAGTCATTGTAATTGACTGGAGTTACAATCAATGACTCAAACAACTTGTCTAACACAACTCCTTGTTTAATAAGGTTTTGTGAAGTTAAAATATCTTCGTCTTTTGCAGTCATGTATTTCATTTCAATAACACCACTTGCTAATGGATGATTTTCTGGATAAATTAAACCCCTGGATGGAAGTGGTATCATTTCTGTAGGAAAATTTGTTCTTTTTACTTCTGCGTGTTTATGACCAGACAACAGTCTTTCTTTAATTTCCGAATCTGTCATTTCTCCATCAACTTTTGGCATTTCATAGCCCGTTGGTACTTTTGACATAACTAATTCCTATAACAATTTATAATATAACATCTTTGTAACAAATATAAATATAGGTACATTAAAAATAATGTACCTATATATTTCTTTTTATATCTAAAATATAACTTACCATTACTATCAAATACATATTAGTATTGAAGAATAGCGTAATCGTATGCTAATGTGAGAGAAATCTCAACAAACGCATCATTCGCCCAATCCATATCCCCAAATGTTGTTGCTGTAATGAAAGCACCTTTCAATGTCCATTCTTCAATTTTATCACCAACTGGTCCAAGTGTGTGTAAGGTAATATCTTTCTTATAGAAGTCAGAGTAACCATCACGACCCGTTACAGATTCATGTGATAAACGAACCCATTCCATTACCGCTTGTGCACCAGATGGTACAGTTGGATCATACAATTTAATAGTAATATCTTGCCATTCACCCTTACCTTTAACTTTTCTCTTAATATTGATATGATCAAGTGTGATAGGGTTAAAGCTAATGTTAGGTCTACCAGCGCCCTTTACTAAATAAGAAGGTACACCTTCGATGTACATAACAAATCTATTTTGTAGTTTAGGCTCAAACGGAGTAAAAAAGATCTCCGTGGAATTGAGTAGTTCAGCCATTTATATCTCCAAATTTAAAATATTCTTTTACATAAATATATTGTTTATAAAAAATGTGGGGAGAATATTTAACTCCCCACCGTTAATTTAATTTTATGCACCAGGGAAAGCAGCACCTGTTGATTGAATATTAAAGTCAAGAATAATAAATTCTGCTGTTTTAGCCGGCTGTAAGAACAACTGACCGTAAAGAATGTTACGATCTATAATATCAGGGGTATTATTACTTTCATCCATGATAACACGGAATGCGTATATACCTTGACGTTGTTGAATTGACTCAAGATACGGTGTCACTATATTCAAGAAACGAGTTCTTGTTTGTGAAGTGTTTTGTTCAAACACTAAGTATCTTGTAGAAGAAGCGATAAACTTCTTAGCTGCAATCAACAATCTACGAACATTGATGCGGTCAAGAGCAGATGGACGACCTTGAAGTGTTTTTTTGACCCCATACACATACGCCAGTTGATGGAAATACTGCGATAGGATTAATACGTGCTTCATATAGTGTATCACGCTCTGATTGTGTTAATCTGGATCTTACTTCAACTACCTCTGTTAAACCGCCACGATTCAAACCTGCGGGCGCAAACCATTCAGCAGACACACGGTCATTGAATGCTATTACACCAGGAAGAACTACTGATGGTGGAACCCAGATTGGTTTATTTCTATCAGAATCAAGAATTTTAACCCAAGGATAATATGTTGCTGCGTAATTAGAATCAAATCCTTCTGTTGCAGAAGTTGCAGTTGAAATATTATCTTCTAATCCGTTTGCATCCATTACATAGAAAGCATCACCACGATTTTCACACATATCTTTTGCGTATGTTGTTACTGCAGAGTGAAGTGTATGTAATAAACCAGGTGCTACAACCATGTTAATATCAAATTCATCTGCATTTGATATTGCATCAATTGCTTTCTTATATGATGTATAACCGCTTGCAGAAGTATTTGAAACATCAAATCCTTGTGTATTACCGGCTAAAATATGATAACCAACTTTCTTTTGAAGATTTGGCTTATGACCGTCGAATCCACCTTGGAACGGTACAATGAACTTACGAGAATCTAACGCTGTATTTGTTGTTAAGTCTATAGATGAACTATACGCAGTTGCAGATGATGGGAAACTTGCACCAGGATTTTGTTGAAAATTACCAAGATAAAAATCTACATTCGAACCAGTTGATTGATTTGCTACAATTGGTAATGAACGTAAATAGTTAAAATTATCTGTGTTTGCAAAATCAAAATTAAAGCCCCAATATACACGTCTGTTATATGCACTACCAGCAGTTTGATCTGTTACATAAGTAGTTGCAGCAGGTTGTGTGAACGCACTTGGTATTGGTGATTTTAAAGCACGGAATCCAAAAGGAACTAAGTTCTCAGAAACACCACCATTCTTAACACCTTCAGTAACTTCAACACGAATATATTTTGATTTATTAGAGTAGTCCCCGTTAACAACAACTTTACCCTCATCGGTAACTGTAATATATCTATCACCGATTACTCTACCAATGAATTTTGGAGAATTTGGATCTAAGTTACATTTGAACTGTTCAATAACAGCAGGTCTTAAATCATCATCTTCAAAAGTGAATGGTGTGGTTGGTAATTTAGATTGATCAACGTGTCTAACAATAACATCAAAGTCACCAAAAAGTGAACCAGCAATTGTTCCAGCAGGACGAATGTTTGAAATACCAACTTTTACTTCATAGTTTGAATGAATACCATGTGATAATGTGGAGAATTTGAACAAGTCAGTTGCAAAAGAGCCTACTTTTTGTGATGTAACCCACGGAGTAGATGCTTCAAGATAATCGTTTGTAAAGTCCCATGGAGAACCAGCAGAGCCAGTTTCTATAAGTATAGTTGTAGCACCATCTGCTGCAATAGAAGCAGACGCCTGCTTTTTGAAGTTCACGTAATTGTAAACTGCATGTGTACCATACGGATTATATCCATAAATATCACCGATATATGCAGTATTTTCTGGATCAATAGACGCACTAAATGGAAGACCGTTTTCACTTGTAGCGTTTGTAAAAGTTGATGTGTCTGTTGTGAACGTACCAGAAACGTTTAATACAAAAGAACCACTTTTATTTGATGTAACTAGTGATTTAGCAAACAAAGAAGTTGAGTCTGAATCTGTTACAACAAATGTTGGATGAAGAAACGAAATAAGTTTTTTACCCCATGAGCCAGTTGCAACAATTGCGATTGGATGTTTCAAAGAGTAACCACCAGAACCCAACACTCTTACGATTGTTGCACTTCCAGCATTATTCAAATAACTTTTAGCGGTATATGGCAAATACGATTGCTCATACGAACCACCAAATTTTGTTACAAAGTCTGCGTACCCTTCTACCATAGTTGGAACGAAGGCCGGGCCTTTTAGTGTTGGTCCAACAAGAGCAGCTCCAATTGCACCAATTCCTTGTGGAAGGAATGATTGGTCCATTTCATTGGTAAAAACTCCAGGACTTACAATTCTTTCGTTAGCCACTAGTATCTCCAAAAAATTAGAAAATTAAATATACAAATTAACCATAACAATGATCATATACTCATATAAATATAGATTAAAAATCTCTAAACTATTGTGTAGATGGAATAAATTTACCAGAGTCTAAATCAAGAACACCATCGCCATATTTATCATTTAACGATGCTACAAGTTCTTTTTCTTGTTTCTGTAATGATTCATACTCTTCAAATAACTTCGTACGTAACTCTTGCATATTCTTCAATCTATCATTTAGAAGATACAATTCAATTTCAACTTGTCCAATTCTTGCAGTTGTTGCCGCATAATTCGATTGGAGTGATTTCACAATTTCAATATCATCTTGTGAAAATTCTTGTTCCATAACATTTTCTTGCTCGTCTGCCATATAAAACCTCTTAAAAAAATAAAAAATATAACATTAATCTTCCGTTTCAGATGGATAAACACCTGGTGCTTTACTATCTGAAATATCAAACATTCGTTGTTTTTTGAGTTCCCATTCTGATAATAGTTCACTCTTATTCTGATTTATATTACCGAATCCTATTCCGCCTCCGTTTCCATCATATACTGCATTTGGGTTCATCATGGAGTTGATGTCACCGAACATTTCAGATACAAAAGATATTCTGTTTGGAGAAACAAGTCTTTTTGTAGTTGATTCTGCAGCAACGTGCTTTGGTAATAAATATCCGTGAACAGTAAGTTGAAATGTAGCCTTTACAATTCTATCCTGTCCTGTTGCATTAACATCTTCAATTCCAACCGAATCTAACATTGTTGCAAACTTAAAAAAGTTCTTGTCACCGAAAGATTGTCCACCATAATATATAAAATTTTCAATTATAGTATTCAATTGAACTTGATATTCACACCATACTATAAAATCATAAGAAACATCCACATAATCAGGCATAGGAGTTGCAAAATACTCATATTGTCTTTTTTTAGAGTATTGTGTACTAAACTTATCATAAGGCGTCATTGTATTATATTGTTGTTGTAGAATATAAGCAATTTGTTTGGACGATGCTACCTTATTTCTTTTTATAGTTGAATTCAAATTAACACTCGAACGTCTGAACGTTATAAGTGGTGCAATTGTTTTTCCTTTTTTATCACGAATGAATCCATCCTTCTGAATTGAAGCCCACTTTTCAGCGTTTGCATAAATACTTGGAACTGCTATTAATTCACCATTATCTTCAATTTTTAATTGCATTGTTTTATCAATGAACGATTTTACAGCGAAATCTATATCATATAATGTAACACCAACATTTCTAACTCTATCTTTATCTCTACGTATCTGAGAGCCACGATCTATACCAAGATCCACTCTCGGTTGTTGTTGTAGATTTTTATCATCTATAAAAGAATCCCGTGTTCTTCTTAGTGGTGGTTTTCTATATCTGGAAGAGTTTTGCATTATATGTTACTCGGTAAATCATTTGAATCTGTGATTACACCTGGTCTAAATTCTTCTATATGAATTCTTGAACGTCTTGTTAAGTGAGTGTTGGCAATAATAGAAACATTATGTCCCCATCTTTCCGTTGCAAACGAATAATCTGGATTTTTTCCACCAAAGTATTGATTTTCTTGAATTGCATCAATTTCCCACCATTCACCATTATACTCAACTACATCACCAACCTCTACAAATAAATCATAGTCTTTTAATAGTTCACGAATAAAAGCAAAATCACATACTTGATTATAATCTTGTCCAAATTCACTTCCCTCATACGTCTGAGGTTGACGGTTTATTAAGGCAGATATTTTCACAGGACTATGATATACCTTTTTATCAGATTCATTGTATATATTAGTTTTTGTATTATCTATTGACAATTTATACAACGCAACTTCCGTATCTATAATGTCAACAATAAGTTCCATGTTAAACTTATGAACAAGTCCTGCGTCTCTTTGTCCGTGAAATAATGGCATAAATTATCCTATATAAATTGCTAAAGGTGTGCCATTCAAAGAAACATTCAAGTGTTCTGTTTCTGCTCTTTTTGCTTCTAACAATTTTGAACGTGTCATTGATTCTAAAATAGTTCTTAGTTCAGTAACAAGAGCTTGTTTTTCTGCTGTTGCAGCAGAAAGTAAATCAGCAGAGTTTAGTGTTGTTTCACCATTTGGAATTGGAATATTACCATACTTACCACGAATATATCCTAACATTTCTTTTGCTAGAGCAAGTGTATACGCAAATATCCATCGATGACCAACTGAATTTATACCCACATAGTTCATAAGCGAATACGGTGCATTTGAAATATCGGATACTTGACCGACTGGATATTTAAGTGGGTTTGACCGTTCTTCTTTTACTATGTATTCAATCCATAAAGTAAAATCTTTAATAGGAAGTGGAAATATTCTAAGTTCATTATTTATTAATTCAAATGAGTAAGAAGATTTTCGCATCATATCGTTAAACTCAATCGCTTGAACCCGCAATAAATCTGCGTACATAGGCATCAACGTAAAAGAAACACCAGTAGAATAAGCACCAAATCCGAATGTATCCAACATCGCTTGATTACCTAAATATGGATCATAGAAACGCATGGAAGCAGGTGGTGCATAGTGATGAACTCGTTTTATTTCTATCGAACCAGTTGGTGCTGCAATGTCTCTTATCAACGTATTCAACTTATATTTCTGCTGATTTGTTTTTACCGCTATTGAAGCAGTATGAAATGTTACATTTCCGTTAGTAAATGTTTCACTACCATACTCAGTTGCTAATTGAATCAACGGTCCCATATTAGTTGAAATATTTCTATGAGTTAGATTCGATGCAGTAGGTGAACCCATGATACTCAACATATTTTGTTGAATATTATATTGATTAACGTGATTTGAATATTCTGCTACTGCTTCTTCAAAACAGGCATAAAAGTTTGCAGACTGTAATTCAATATCAACTAGTGGATAACCAAGTCTTTTAGCACACCAATCAGAAACGTTATCAGCGTCTGTACGAAAACTTGCCTCAGAATCAAAGTAACCAAAAGGCGTACTACCAGTTGTAAAACTAGATGAACCCGGCCAAATTGGAATTTCTGTCATTTACTTCTCGGTTTTTGTATCTTCAAAATATTGTAATATACTGTCAACAATAGGATGGCGATGATTTGTTTTTAATTCATATACCCCCAATCCTTCAATTTTATTCTTCATATTATATAAATATGGTAAACCAGAATCTTTCTTTTGTTTTAAGTCAATTTGATTTGCATCACCGGTAAGAATCATCTTAGAATTAACACCAAGTCTTGATAAAATCATCTCCATTTGTGCTTTAGTTACATTCTGTGATTCATCAACGATTACACATGAATTAACAAACGTTCTACCGCGAAGAAAACTTATAGGAGCAATTTCTATAACATCTTCTTGCATTAATTTTTCAATCTTTTGTTTACTATATAACATATTCATATTTGCTTGTATCGGAGATACCCATGGGTCCATTTTTTCTTTCATATTACCAGGTAAAAACCCAATGTCTTCATTTGAAACAGTAGGTCTTGTTATAATTATTTTTTCAACTTCACGATAGAAAAGATATTCCAAAGCTATTTGCGTTGCCAACAAAGTTTTTCCCGAACCTGCTTTTCCCACAAATACAGATATTGTATCGTTTAAAACACTTGATTTTATATTTTTCTGTTCTTCATTTAATTTTAATTGAAATTCTATCTTATTCTTTATTACCCGTCTTCCTTTTTTAATGCCAGAAGTATTTACACCAGTAATTTCTTCGTTGTGTTCATCATGTGTAGTGGCCATGCTCACTCCTATAATAATTTAGAAAGGGTTTCTCCTAATGCCTTAACATCTTCTTCGATTTTTGAAAAAACACTATCAAGTTTTTCAGTCTTATGTGTCCATTCAAAACCAACTAACGCTATTAATTCTTTACCTTTGTTGATTGGATATACGACTGCAGATTTTGAACCCCTCTGTAAAAAAAATGCTTTGGTTATTAAATCATCAATATTATCCACATTTGGATAAACTGCCTTATGATTTACCACATCTTCTATAAACCTGGAATATAATGATATAGGTAAGTTTTGGTATTCTTTGAATTCTGTACTTACACCTTCTTCCAACGATTCAAATGAAGTTGAAATTTTAGACATCGATTTACCAGTTTGATATTTACCACCGTTATGACGTTGAAAAATAAATCCGCGTTGGCATTTATATTCAGTCAATAGTTGGTCAAGTATTGTTTGAATAAGTTTTGAATGGGTAATTTCTTGAGTAAGTTTTTTTTGTTTGTACTCACCATATTTGTATTTGAGAAACCACGAAAGTAACACACCTAACAGAGTTGCTGCAGATGATATGCCTAATCGTATTATGTCTATATAT